GGGCGGGGGGCGCGCCCCCCGGCCCGCAGGGAATGCCCGCCCTGCGCTGATGATGGCAGGTCACGTCCCGCCGATATGAGGCGAATCATGGTAGATAGTCCAATGAGAGGCGGGGCGTGGATGCATAGAGGAGGTGAAGTATGTGCGGGGTGTCATAGACTGGGACTTCGTTATAACGATCGTCTGCCTGACAGCGCTGGTTATACTGTTCTCCATACTGGCGGTCTGTTTCTGGAGGTGAGGATATGCCAAGGAAAGTGGCTGACGCAGCAGCCGTGGACATCGTGAAAGTGCTCACGGATGCTGTCGAGCGAATCGCCGCAGAGAAGGTCGCTGAACAGTCAGAGATGGCGACGCAGCGCATCATCGAGCATCTGCCGGAGGTTGTCTATCTGCCTCCGAAACCTGCGGAAGTGCCGCAGGAACGTCTGCTGAGTGTCGGGGAGGTCGCAAAGATTCTTGGATGCTCGACGGCGACTGTTGCTAAGCGTTTCGAGAGCGGCGATCTGGCGTTTGTGCTCGAGCGCGGCTCGGAGAAGCGCAAGGTGCCCTATTCGTGGGTAGTGGAGTATATCCACAGTCTCCCGCGCTATACGGGCAAACTGAAAGAGAGGATGAAACAGAATGCGTGAGTTTTGGAAAACCGCCCTGATCGGCGGGGCGTTTGTTGCCGCCGCAGCACTCTGTTCGGGGGCGGTGAATCCGTGGGACGACGGAAAGAACGCCGTCCTCGTCGAGGAAACCTACACGGTACGCCCCGGTGACACCCTCTGGGGCATCGCTGAGGAGTATGTCGCCAAGAATACGGCGACACGCCGCTACATCCTCGAGTACAAGGCGGGGATGGAGGAGCTGAACCCGTGGCTGATGGAGCGGCACGGGATGATCTATCCCGGGGATCGGTTGACGCTTACATACTGGGTACGGGAGGGAGAGAAATGAGGATATCGACATATCATGCAGATGGGTATTGTTGGAATTGCAGCAAGCAATGCAACAAGCGTATCGAGTTGTATCTCGGTGTTCCGAGTGCATTGTTCCATTTCTGCCGCCCGTGTGCAAGAAAAATGATGAAGGGGCTTTTGCGTGAGCTCAACAAAAAGGAGAAGAAATGAAAAAGGAAATGGAAATCAAGAAGGAAGAAGCTGCCTTTGAAATGCTGGGTAGCTCTTATGATGGGGACGGCGAGCTTGTCGAGGTTTCCTACGCTGACCTGCGTGCAGCTAACATCGGCGACATGTGGGAGGCACGCGACACTCATAACTGCGGCCGCGCTCTCGACGAGGAGAGCGCGGAGGTTGTCTACAAGACGGAACGAGGGGCGGCCGTCCTGTTCCGCAACTGGGGCACGACGGACGACCCCAACCCGGAACATTGGGAGAGTGCCCCTAAGCTCGTCTGGTATGAGTTTGCGTGATGGAGATGGACCCCCGCACCTTTGGGACACAAGTAGAGGCGCAGCAGAGGGCACGGGAACTAAACGCAAAAGGCAAGAAGGGAGAGGGAGACAAATGAGAGTAACGACGCGTCACAAAAGCGGCGATTGCTGGGCATGCGGAAAACAGCCTGGCACGGTCATAAAAATGGACCTCGGAAGTCCAGCCGCTACATTTGATCTTTGCAAATCTTGCGCGGGAAAACTGCAAAAGATGTTGCATCGAGAGCTGACCAAAGAAAAAGCGCCCGGAGCGGCGGCAACCGCTCTGGGCGCAAAGGAATAAGATTTACACCGTGAGTATATCACGGGAACGGAGGAAGCGCAAATGAGATACAATGTGGACTTTGAAATCCAGGGGATGATTGAGGTCACTGCGGAGAGTGAGGATGAGGCGGTAGACATTGTGGAAGACATGAATCTCCACGAGCTCCTCGAGGATGCAGACGGCGTTCAGATTGACGCATATGCGAATGAGATGGACGAGGAGGAAATGCAATGAAGATACTGAGCCTTACGCTTGAGAACTTCCGCAGCATCAAGAACATGACCGTCAACTTCGACGGGCGGGACGCGGATGTGCTCGGCGCAAACGGGACGGGCAAGACGACGATCGCCAACGCGATCTGCTGGCTGCTCATCGACCGCCCCGCAACGGAGGAGGCGGATTTTACGCCGAAGACCACGGGGACGCACGGCGTCAACCACAAGGCAAGCATGGAGATCGAGCTTGCGGACGGCCGGCGGATCACAATCGCGAAGGATTTTTACGAAAAATGGACCCGCAAACGCGGCGCGGCGGTCGAAGAGTACACGGGCAACGTCACGGATTACTATGTTGACGGCGTAAAGTCCAAGAAGAAGGAGTACACGGAAATCCTCGAGAACGCCTGTGGCACCGACCTCGAACGGGTCAAGATGCTGATGGTGCTCGGCTACTTCGCGGACAGCATGAAGACCGATGAGAAGCGCCGTATCCTCTTCGAGATGGCGGGCGATTTTACGGATGATGATGTTCTCACAGCGAATGAAGAGCTGCGCGACCTCGAACAGTTCCTCATCATGCCGGGGACGGGTGAGAAGAGCTATACCATCGAACAGTGGCGCAAAATCGCCGCCGAACAGCGCAGCAAGCTGAATAAGGATCTCGAACTCTTGCCGACGCGTATTGACGAGGCAAGCAAGGGAATCGCCGAGAACATCGAGGACGCGAAGACGCTGAATGCAGAATTGCGTCGACTCGAGGAGAAGAAAGCCGCGATCGAGGAGCAGAAACGACGTCTGAGCACGGAGGACGGAAAGCAGGAGGCGGCACGCGCCGCCCTTGCAGGGCTTGAGGTCGACCTTGCGACAAAGCGTGCCGCTTACATCGAGCAGGGAGCGGCGGCGAATCGGGAGATCAATGAGAAAATTGTTGCGCTGACACAATACAAAAATGACGTGATGGAGGATCTTGACAAAACGAATCGAGAATTGCGAACGCTCGCATCTCAGCGCGATGAAATGATCACACACCGCAAGGCTCTTCTGAAAGAGTATGAAGCAGCACAGGCGCGGCAGTGGGACGAGAGCGCAGCGTTTTGTCCGACTTGCCATCAACCTATGCCACCGGAGCAGATTGAGGAGCTGCGCGCTGCGTTCAACATGGAGAAATCCGCAGCGAAGGAGGACGTCAACCGTCGGGGGCAGTCGTGTAGTCAAGCAAAAATTGATGAGGCAAACGAGCGGCTCGCTGTTCTTACTGAAGATGTTTCGGCCCTGGAAGAAAAGATCAAGGCGAAAGAAGCAGAGCTTGCAGAGCTTAACGCATCCATCGCCACCCCGCCGCCCTTTGAGGAGACGAAGGAGTACAAGGAAATCACCGCCCGCATGGAGGAGATACGCACCCGTCAACGTCTCGGACAGAGCGCGACAGAGGGCACGATGAACGCCTACGACCGTGACATCCAGACCGTCAAGGACGAGATTGCAGCGGTCAACCTGCGTATCGCAAAGGCGCAGTCCTCTGAGGACAGCCGCGCCCGCGTCGGAGAACTCAAGCAAGAGCTTAAAGAGGCAGCAGAGGAGATGGAATACCTCGAGCACGGCATCCATCTCTGCGAAGAGTTCGTCCGGACCAAGGCACGGATGGTCACGGACAGCATCAATGAGCATTTCCACTACGTGCGGTTTGTACTTTTCCGCGACCAGATCAACGGTGGGCTGCGTGAGATTTGCGAACCGACGATAGAGAGCAAGGATGGCACATGGGTCGAATACCGCAGCGCAAACTACGCCGCACAGGTCAATGCCAAGCTCGACATTGTGACGACGCTCGCCAAGCACTACGGCGTACATCTCCCGATCATCATGGATCAGGGAGAGAGCGTCAGCACACCGCTCAATGTCGATACACAGCTGATCCGGCTGATTGTATCAGCAGAGGATCAAGTGATAAGAGTAGAGCTCAAGGATTAAGGAGGACAATATCATGTCACAGGCAGTAGCAACACGCAACCAGACACAGACACCCGTCCGCACGATTGAGGACTGGGTGGCGAGTGAGAACATCAAGCAGAAGTTTAATGAGGTGCTGGATAAGGGTGCAGGGGCGTTCGTGACGAGCATCCTCAGTCTTGTCAAGTCCACCCCGCAGCTTGCGGCGGCAGACCCCAAGACCGTCATCAGTGCGGCGATGACAGCGGCAACGCTCAAGCTCCCCATCGACCCGAACCTCGGCTTTGCGTATATCATCCCCTATGGCAAAGAGGCACAGTTCCAGATGGGGTACAAGGGGTATATCCAGCTCGCAATGCGCACGGGGCAGTACAAGACCATCAACGCCTCTGTGGTCTACGAGGGACAGGTTGAGGGCGTGGACTTTATCACGGGTGAGATCATCCGTGGGACGAAGAAGAGCGACAAGGTGGCCGGCTATGTCGCCTACTTCGAGCTGATCAATGGTTTCTCGAAGATGGTCTACATGACCAAAGAAGAGATGCTGCGGCACGCGCAGACATTCTCAAAGAGCTTCTCCCGATCCTCCAGTGTCTGGAAAACAAACTTCGACGCGATGGGGCTCAAGACGGTCATCCGCCGCCTCATCAGCAAGTACGGCATCATGAGCATTGAGATGCAGGGAGCGGGCCTTGCAACGGCACTCAGTGCAGACAATGAGTACGATCACCCTGCCGAACAGAATGTCACACCGCTGGAAGATGCGGCAGAGGCGCAAACGATTGAAGCAGAAGAATTCCCGGAGGAAACTTCTGCGCCGCCGGAGGCTGATCCGCTCGAAGGAATCAACTTCTGATCATGGACATCAAGATCATTGCGTCGGGGAGCAGCGGTAATGCCTACCTCATCGGTGATGGCAAAACGCGTCTGCTCCTTGACGCAGGCATATCCTTCAAGCGGATTCAGGTAGGCTGCGGATTTCAGACAAGCAGCATCGCAGCATGCCTCGTGACGCATCGCCACGGGGACCATGCTTTAGCAGTCCCTAAACTGCTGCAACGAGGCATCCCGATTTACAGCAACGCCAATGTTGCAGGGATATATAAGGGGGTGCAAATATTAACCGCGTTGAAGGAATTCACCATCAACACGCTCCGTATTTTGCCGTTTGAGGTAGAGCATGACGTAGAATGCTACGGGTATCAAGTGACATCAACGGTAACGGGCGAAAAGCTCGTCTACATCACTGACAGCGCATATGTGAGATACACATTCACAGGCCTCACGCACATCATGATTGAGTCCAACTACGCAGAGGACATCATGATCGGCAATGTGAGAGATGAGCGCGTCCCGCTATCGCTTGCGGCGCGCGTTGTGCAGACGCATATGAGCATAGAAAACCTGCTCGACCTGCTGCGGTCGAATGACATGACGCAGGTGCGGCAAATCTACCTCCTGCATCTCTCGGATAACAACAGCGATGCAGAGGCGTTCAAACGGCAGGTGCGGCAGGAAACGGGTGCAGAGGTATACATCGCATGATACTTGTCGGACACGTTGTAAATGAGCGGGATGAGGGCGCTATGGTCTTTGTTCCGTATCCGCCCAACCAAAGAAGCCCCGCTGACTGTCACGAGACGGTCGCTGTTGAATTCGTGGACAAACGGCGGATCAGCGCAAAGCAGAGACGGAAAGCATACGTTCTGCTCTCTTACATCGCCGCGTGGTGGGGATATACCCCGCTGGAGTGCATGAAGGAAATGCTCAAGCTGATGTTTGTTGGCGAGGCGGAGACACTACGGCGGTCATTCTCACTCTCGAACTGTGACATGACGACCGCAAGGCTGTTTATCACGTACCTCATCGACTTCTGCCTCTTGCATGGGGTTGATGTAGGAGAGCCGTTGTATCAGCTCTCAGAGGACATCCCGCGCTATGTGTGGGCGTGCCTCATGAACAAACGGTGCGCAGTCTGCGGCAGGAACGCAGACCTGCATCACGTCGATGTTGTCGGGATGGGGCGCGACCGCAAGGAGATTTGTCACATCGGAATGCGGGCGCTTCCTCTTTGCAGGGAGCATCATACGGAGATTCACAGCATCGGGCAGGAGGAGTTTCTGAGACGGTACATCATCGAGCCGGTACGGATTGATGAGCGGATCGCGGATGTGTACCGTCTGCGGAAGAAGAGTAGGAGGTGAATGGTGTGCTGACGCTGATTGATCGGTTCAGAATGTTTGCAAGGGCAGCATCGGCGGACGATCGAATCGGCTCCATCGAAATAGCGGTTTATACAATGCTGCTGAGCATTGACAATGACCTGCTGTTTCAGGAGTGGTTCGGGTGCTCTGATCGTCGCTTGCAAGATATGACCAACGTCGGAAGCGTGAATACCATCACAAAAGCGAAGAACAGGCTGAAGCAGCTCGGGTGGATTGATTTCAAGACAGCGGGCAAAAAGACGACCTTGTATAAATTGACCATCCCGACATGTGCGACAGATACTGCGACAGTATGTGCGACAGATACTGCGACAGTATGTGCGACAGTAAGAAGACAAGACAAGACTGCTAGACAAGACAAGACTGCAGCAGCTGCAACGCGCACACGCGAGGGAAACAGCGAACTCGGAGAAGTGGTGCAGACGTTCGAGAATAACATCCACCCCGTCGCAGGGAAGATCGAGCAGGACGCTCTTGTTGACCTCACGGACGAATACGGTGCTCTCTGGGTGACAGAGGCGATCAAGGAGGCGGCGTTATCCAACGCGCGTAATCTGCGCTATATCACGGCAATTCTTGAGCGGTGGAAGCGTGAGGGGTTCAAGGCACCTCGGAAAGGAGTGAAGAGCAGTGGAACAAGTAGGGACAATAGCCGAGAAGCTCTTGAAGCGAGGTATCCGGATTTCGTCGAAGCCGACCGAAACCATGTCTATCCGTGGGAAGTACAATCTCCCGGCGGAGGAGATCGAGCGGCATCGGGATGAGATCGTCGAGATCGAGCGAGCGCAAGACCTTTGCCGCGGATGCACGGGGGAGAGCTGCAAGCAACCCTCATGGGGGATGATTCCTGTGGTGGATACGTCCTATGGGCGATTCTGCCACGCTCTCAGCCCCTGCAAGCATGAGCGCAACAGGAGGGAGCGTCTGCGGATTGCGCGGCTCTTTGCCTCAGCACGGATTCCGCGCACCTACGAGGGGGATACGTTCGCGGACTATACCGTCACGGACGGCAACCGAAAGGCGGTGGAGGCGGCGCGTTGGATGCTGGACGGCGGCAGCGGAGTGTTTCTTTACGGGGAGAAGGGGACGGGAAAGACCAAGCTCGCGGCAATCATCGCAAATGAGCGGGCAAAAGCCGGAAAACCTGTGCTCTTTGCCTCCGTGCCTGACCTGATGGCAGACATCCGTGCATCATTCGACGGCGGCAAGACGGCGGAGACGGTGCAGGCAGTCAAGGAGACGCCGTTTCTTGTGCTCGATGATCTCGGCAGCGAGAAAATGAGTGAGTGGGTGGGCGAGCAGCTGTTTTGCATCGTCAACCACCGCTATAACGAGCGCTTGCAGACGGTTGTGACGAGCAACTACAGCCCGACGGAGATCATCGGTCACATGGCGACGGTCAACGGAAAGGGCGAGGTGATTGACGATATGCAGGGGCAACGGATTATGTCGCGCATCTACGGGATGTGCGAGCGGGTAGAGATCAAGGGCGCCGATTGGCGCATGAAAGGAGCATGCTGAGATGGCAGAGATTGATATGACAAAGCCGCAGCCGTGCACGAAATTTCGGGGAGCACAGACAGCGGAATGGATGGCGAAGCTTTCGGAGGAAACGAACGAGGTGATTCAGGAGGCGGTGATTCTCGAAGATTGTGCAGATGAAGTAGGGACGGTTGACCATGATGCCTACGGGATAGTGGATGTCAAGAAAAGATTGGCAACCGAACTCACGGACGTTATCACGGTCTGTACGTCGTGGCTTTATGCGCTCGGCTATGATGAGGAAGCACGCGGCGAGGTGCAAAAGCGTGTGAACGAGAAGAACAAGGCACGTGGGTATTTCTGATGGACATGAATGCTTTTATCAAAGAGCGGGATATGGCGCTAATATCCCTTGTGGTATACGGACGAGCGAAAAAGCTGAAAAAATATGCGCGGAAATATGGTATTGCTTTTCCCAAGGACAAAAACGTACTCATGGCAGGTGCCTGTAAAGCGTTGCTTGGCAGTACATCGCCATACATCAAACAACCCCATAAGGACAAGGCTATATGGTGGTTGTCGCGACATGGGATGAGGCCATGGATTGAGTAAGGAGGCGGCGACATGGACGAGTACACGCCTTGCAAGAAACCCGACCCGACGGCGCGGGAAGCAATCGGGAATGTGATGCGGGCACAAAAACAGGAGATCACAGGGGAGCGACGCCGGAAAGCTGTGCCGAAGGATATGCGTCGTGAGGTCTACGAGATGTACGATGGGCACTGTGCGTATTGCGGTAAGGAGATCGACATCAAGGACATGCAGGTCGATCATGTGCAATCCGTCAAACTCGGCGGCGCGGATGAGATCGCAAACTACCGCCCCGCGTGCCGTTCGTGCAATTTCTACAAGTCCACCATGAGCGTTGAGGGACTGCGTGAACAGTTGGGGTTGATCGTCGGGCGGCTTGAAAAGCTACTGACGTTCCGGCTTGCGTTGGCACATGGCTTAATTCGGCTCACGGGCAGACCTGTGAAATTCTATTTCGAGGAGTACGAAAAGCGATGATTCTGCATACACGCAGGAAGCCGAACAAGTACAATGCCCGCAAGACGGTTATGTGCGGGCATGTGTTTGACAGCAAACGTGAAGCGGAGATCTATCTTGACCTGCTCTCACGAAAACAGCACGGCGAGATTATCCGCATTGGCTTGCAGCCGTCCTACACGCTCCTTGCGGGGTTCAGGGACAATCAGGGCAACAAGCAGAGGGCGATTACGTACACGGCAGACTTCTTTGTCACCTATGCCGATGGGCGACATGAGGTGATCGAGGTCAAGGGGATGCGAACGCGGGACTATCTGCTGCGCAAGAAGCTGTTTCTGCACATGATGAGGAAGACGGATATTATCTTTCGGGAGGTTCGATGATGGAGGTAGGAAGCTATGCCCATTGATTATATTGGATTTTTGAGATCAAAGATGGTGATCGCCAAAAAGACGGGCATTACCATTGATCCGGGGGAGATAAGTCCCATACTTAAGCCGCATCAGCGGGACGCGGTACTCTGGGCGGCGGCGGGCGGACGGCGTGCCATCTTCGCGGCGTTCGGACTTGGCAAGACCATTATGCAGCTCGAATGGTGCCGTCTCATCCACGAACACAAGGGCGGCA